GGGTTTTTATATGGAAAATATGGGCAACATTTTAGTTAGTGATATTTTAGAACACTCAGGCGTTAAGGGTATGAAGTGGGGCGTTACCGCAGCTAAGTCAACTCCTAGATCTCAAGCAAGAACTGATAAAGCGGTTAAACGTGGGCTTACAGAAAAAAAATATACCAAAAAAGGATTAGGTAGATACGCAAATCAACGCCGTCTTCGGACATTCGGTGCAGCTCATCTTGGAAGCACCGCAGCACAAGGCGTACTTCTTACAACTGGTAAATTTACCTTAGTTAAAGCTGGACTTGTAGCAACTTCTGCTACAGCAGCTACAGCGGGTGCTGCTGCTCTTGTTGGAGGTGCTATTGCTGGTGGAGTTGTTGGAAACCGTTTAGCGCGAAAGTATGGAAAACGAACAATAAAAGAAATACGATCGGCAAAGGCAAGAGGAATAACAAAACAGGCAAAAAAGCCATAGGCGCAAATTTACTATAAATTGAAGGGAGGTATATTATGGCAATTACATCACGTATTAGAAATGCTCTAAACGCATTTAGTAATTATAACAGGCCACTACCTGCTAATATTTCTAGTAATTTAGGCCCAAGTCAATATACTCGCATTGATAAACCAAGGTTGATGTTCTACAATGACCGTTCTTTAGTAGCGTCAATTTACACACGAATTAGCATTGATGTGGCAGGTATTGTTATTCGCCACGTTCGTTTAGATCCTGAAGACAGGTACACAAACGATGTTAATAGCGCTTTAAACGATTGTTTAACTTTAGAACCTAACATTGATCAAGGACCAAGAGCATTTAGGCAAGATCTAATTATGACCTTGTTTGACAAAGGCACGGCAGCCATTGTTCCTATCGACACAACTTCGGATCCATCATCAAATGAACCTTTTGATATTTTATCACTTAGGGTTGGCGAAATTGTTACTTGGTACCCAAAGCACGTTAGGGTTAGCGTTTACAATGAAAACCTTGGTACGAGGCAAGAGATAGTTCTTGAAAAAAAGTTTGTTGCCATTGTTGAGAATCCTTTGTATGCAGTTATGAACGAAACTAACTCAACGCTTCAGCGATTAATTCGTAAACTATATTTGTTAGACGCAGTTGATGAACAATCAAGTTCTGGTAAATTAGATTTAATTATTCAATTACCGTACGTCATTAAATCTGAAGCACGTAGAGAACAAGCAGATAAGCGAAGGGCCGACATTGAGTTTCAGCTTAAAGGCAGTCAATACGGCATTGCTTATACCGATGGAACTGAAAAGATAACTCAATTAAACCGTCCTGCAGAGAACAATCTTCTTGCGCAAGTTGAATACTTAACTAATCAATTGTTTAACCAATTAGGTTTAACTCCTGAAGTTATGAATGGAACTGCTGACGAAAAGACAATGCTCGCATACTTTAACAGAACAGTAGAACCAATCTTAGATGCTATCGTTGAAGCAGAACAAAGAGCGTTTATTGGGACAAAGCGAGTTAAACAACAAGAGCGGATTATGTACTTTCGTGATCCATTTAAGCTTGTTCCAGTGTCTGTTCTTGCAGACGTTGCCGATAAGTTTGCTCGAAATGAAGTGTTAACTAGTAATGAGATCCGAGGTTTCCTTGGTTTTAGCCCACATGCTAATCCAAAAGCAGATCAACTCATTAACAGCAACATGCCACAACAACCAGCTGCAACGCCAAACGTTCCAGCAACACCACCAGTTACACAATAACATAAAACAGAAAGGAGCGTCAAAATGGAAGCAGATTTTAGCGGTTACGCCACTAAAGCTGGATTAAAGTGCAGTGATGGCCGGACTATTATGCCGGATGCATTTAAGCACCAAGATACAATGAAAGTTCCATTGGTGTGGCAGCATGGTCATACTGATCCAGAAAACGTGTTGGGTCATGCTATTCTTGAAAATCGAACCGATGGCGTTTACGCATATGGTTTCTTTAATGATTCTGTAAAAGCAGAACACACTCGTGGTTTACTTAAGCATGGCGACATCAACATGTTGTCAATTTGGGCAAACCAATTAATTGAGCGTGGCGGTAGAGTACTTCATGGTGCAATTCGTGAAGTAAGCTTAGTACTCTCTGGCGCAAATCCAGGAGCAATTATTGATAACGTAAGCATTCGTCACTCAGATGGCGACATGATGCTTGACGATGAGGCCGTTATTTACACCGGTCTTGAACTAGAACACACAAGTATTACTCAAACGAAAGGCAATAGTACTATGACTATTGATACTAATATTTCACATGCTGCTCCAATGGAAGTAGGCGCAGACGTCACGATTCAAGATGTCTACGATTCTTTGGACGACGTGCAAAAAGAAGTTGTTGGCTTTATGATTGAAGCAGCACTTGAAGAGCAGGCTGGCGCAACTATGGCGCAGAGCGGTCTGGATAACGATACCATTATTGAAAAACTCGCAGAACTTAAGGAAGGTCTTACCATGAGCCACAACATTTTCGAGCAGGCCGGAGCCGGCAACGCTAAGGTTATTTCACACGCAGATGTCCAGGGTGTTATTGACGCCGCTAAGAAGGGCGGCTCGTTTGCCGATGCAGTTAACGAGTTTGCACTTGTTCACAATATTACCAACGTTGACGTTTTGTTCCCAGACGCAAAGTCGGTTCTGTCGCAGCCAGAACTGTACTCACGCCGAAACGGTTGGGTTACCAACTTGATGGATGGCGCTCGTAAGACCCCATTTGGTCGCATTAAGAGTCTTGCTGCAGAACTTACGTACGAGCAGGCTCGCGCCAAGGGTTACATTAAGGGCGCTTTTAAGAAGGAAGAATTCTTTGCTGTCGGAAAGCGCGTAACTACGCCAACTACGGTCTACAAGAAGCAGAAGCTTGACCGTGACGACATGGTTGATATTACCGACTTCGATGTGGTTGCATGGCTCAAGGCTGAAATGCGTATGATGCTTGACGAGGAAATTGCTCGCGCAGTTCTTATTGGTGATGGCCGAGATGTTGGCGACAGCGATAAGATTAGCGAAAGCAGCATTCGTCCAATTGCTACGGACAACGATTTGTTTACTACGAGCATTAACGTGGCTAACGCGGCAACTGCAACCGATATTATTGATTCAATTATCTTGAATCGTCGTCACTACCGTGGTACAGGACTTCCAACAATGTTCTGCAGCGAAAGCACGATTTCCAAGTTCCTCACGATGCGTGAGGCTAGCGGCCCAGCCCTGTATCCAAACATTCAGGCTCTTGCCTCAACGTTGCGTGTCGCCGATATTATTGGTTGCGACGCATTGGAAGACAGCCCAAAGATTTTGGCAATTATTGTTAACCCAGCAGACTACGTCATGGGCGCAGATAAGGGCGGCGCTGTTTCAATGTTTGATAACTTTGACATTGACTACAACCAGCAGAAGTACTTGATTGAAACGCGTCTTTCTGGTGCGTTGGTTAAGCTTAAGTCGGCCCTGGTAGTCAAGCGTCTTGATGCATCCATTACTGTTCTTACGCCAACAGCGCCAACAATGAACCGTATTGTTGGTAACGCAGATATTTGGAAGATCACTATTCCATCGCTCACTGGTGTTCAGTACAAGTTTGCTACTTTGACTTACGCCACTGATGGTACGCCAATTTACACAGAAGGTTCTGCACTTACTGCTGGTCTCCAGACTGCACTTATTGCTGGAGACACAAAATGGGTGCAGGCTACCGTAACTGGCAGCACGTACGCCCTCGCAACTAGCGCGGATGACCTCTGGCAGTTCAACCGCCCAGCATAATTTTAATTAGGAGTTAAGATGGCTAGGTTTTTTGGAAAGGTTGGCTATGCTGACCCGCAAGAAAGCCCAATTAACTCTGGTATTTGGATTGACGTCGTCACAGAGTATTCATATTTTGGCGACGTAACCCAAAACGCCAGACGATTAGATACGGTTGCGGATAAACTGGCTAAAGACATATCGGTGAGCACCTCAATTAGTATTGTTGTTGATCAGTATGCCATCGAACACTTTTTTAAGATTATTTATGTCGAATGGTCGGGGGTTTTATGGACTGTAACAGATGTCGAAGTTAAAAGTCCCCGCTTAATTCTACGTTTAGGGAGTGTCTATAATGGCCCAACGCCTACTACTCCATAGTGCTTTAAAAAATATTCTAGGTAGCAATAACGTTTATTTTCAACCACCGGCATCAATGCAACTAAGTTATCCTGCTATTATTTATAGTAGAGATAATGATGAAATAGTACATGCCCAAAATAAAGTGTATGACAGACGGATTAGATATCAGGTTACAGTCATAGATAAAAACCCAGATAGCGATATTCCAAACAATGTTGCTAAACTGGCGATGTGCAAATTCAACAGATTTTACACGAGTGACAATTTAAATCACGACGTGTTTAACATTTTCTTTTAAGGAGAAAAATCATGGCCGTAGGTCTACTCACATGGGACGGCGCTGGAAAGCGTCTCTACGAAACTGGCGTCGATCAAGGCGTCCTTTATATTCCAGATACAACCGGCGCTTACGTTGACGGCGTTGCTTGGAATGGTTTGACTGGCGTAACGGAGTCTCCAACTGGAGCCGAAGCAAACGCGCAATACGCAGATAACGTTAAGTACCTCAACCTTTATTCGGTTGAGCAGTACGAAGCAACATTGGAAGCATTCACCTACCCAGATGAATGGAACCAGTTTGATGGTAACTTTACTAGCTCTTCTTACCCAGGAGTTAGCATTGGACAGCAAATTCGCAAGCCATTTGGTCTTAGTTACCGCACTAAGCTTGGTAACGATTTGATTGGCGACGACTACGCATACAAGCTTCACTTGGTGTACGGCTTGAAGGCTAGCCCATCAGAAAAGGCATTTACAACCGTCAATGATTCGCCATCGCCGATTACATTTAGTTGGTCGTTGCAGAGCACTCCTGTAGCTACAACTGGCCGCGCAGCTACGTCATTGCTTACTATTGACTCTTCAAAAGCGTTTAGCGCAAACTTGACGGCGCTTAACACTATACTTTATGGTGCAACTAGCGTCACTCCAAAGCTGCCAACACCAGACGCTGTCGTTACTATTATGACGGCTACCAACATTGTTACAACCGCTACTCCTACAGCTCCATCGGTTGCCTCTGTTGGCGGCGCTTGGACTGTGCCTACTGTTACTGGCGTTCAGTACCGTCGTTTGGATACTAACGCTATTGTTATAACTGGATCAACCGCAATTTCCATTGGCACGGTTATTGTTCAGGCAGAAACTATTGATCCAACAACCTCAAATGTGTATTTGTTCCCAAATACAACTCTGGTTACGCGTTGGGCAGTTACTCGCGCAAGCTAATTAATTTGACTAAAGGAGACTAAAGAATGCTAACTATAACTATTCTAGGAGACGAACACTACAACGAAGTTACAAATGAGTTTAGTTATCATGATAACTTTGTTTTAGAGCTTGAGCATTCTTTAGTCTCCGTGTCAAAATGGGAGTCAAAATTTATAAAACCGTTTCTTACCGACGACCCAAAAACTCCAGAAGAAATGGTTTATTACATTGAGTGCATGATTCTTACAGAAAATTACCCAGAAGGTATTCTAGATAGACTCAGCCAAAAGAATGTAAGTGAAATAAACGAGTATATTGCTTCTCCGCAATCGGGAACTGTGTTTAAAGAAACCAAACAGTATAGAAAAAACCCAGAACTTATTAGTTCTGAATTAGTTTACTATTGGATGGTTGCGTACAAGATTCCTTTCATCTGCGAGACTTGGCATCTAAATAGATTGTTTGCATTGGTTCGAATCTGTAGCATTAAGAACGACACAGGAAACAAAAAGTCTCCAAGAGAACAAGCGCAATCTAATGCACAATTAAACGAAGAACGCAAACGACAATTCAACACATCAGGTTAGGAGGTAAATAATGGCATTTACAACTACATGGGATGCTTTAGGCACTCATACATTTGAACGTGGTTTAGACCGAGGTATGCTATACCTTCAACAGAGTAGTGGTTTATATAGCGGTGGTGTTTCTTGGAGTGGGTTAACTTCAGTTTCACTATCTCAAAACAACACAGATTTTGAACCAATCTATTATGATGGCTATAAAATTACAGATGTGTTTAATGTAAGTTATGTTAGTGGGACAATTTCAGCATTTAGTTATCCAGATTTAATGACTTATGCTGAAGGCGGAGACGATCAAACAAACTTTATTACAGTAAACGGTCAAAACTTTAGCCGGTTTGCTATGAGTTACAGAACACAAAACAGTCATGATTTAAACGAATCTGCTGGTTATAAAATTCATATTTTGTACAACATGGTCGCGCAAAGAACAAGTCGCGATTTTTCTACAATAAATGATTCATCATCTGCCTATGAATTTACTTGGGATTTTTCTTGCACACCGTCTTTTGCAGGATCAACATTAAAACCAACATCGCACGTTGTTATTGATACAAGAAAAGTATCAGCTGGAAACGTAACTCTAGTTGAAAACAATTTATATGGCGTAAGTGGTTTTCCAGCTAATGTCCCTACAATCCCTACTTTAATTGCATTTAATAGCTAACATATTCTAACACTCTGGAGAAACAATGATAGAAATTTCCGCGGGGGGTAGTTTTAAAAAAGACCTTCGATATTTAAACTCATTAAGTGATGATGCGGCATTTACTATCCTTGATTCTTACGGGAGAAAAGGTGTGTTAGCGCTGCAACAAGCAACACCAGTAGATACTGGGGAAACTGCTAGTTCTTGGTCGTATGAAATTGTAAATAAAAAGGGCGCCCATGAAATTAACTGGTTTAACACAGCAAGAGAAGGTGATGGTCCGCCGATTGCTATATTAATCCAATACGGCCATGCAACAAGAAGTGGCTCGTTTGTATTAGGCACTGATTATATAAATCCAGCACTACAACCGCTATTTGATACAATGGCAAAAGATATTATGGAAAGGGTGAGGCATGGCTAGCGTAGACGATCGTGTAGTATCTATAAAATTCGACAATAAAGATTTTGAAAAAAAAGTAACAGACACTGTTGGTAGTATAGATAAATTAAACAAAAGTCTTAACTTTGACAGCGCAAAAAAAGCCATAAGCGACTTAAGTGGCGCCGCTAAATCCATGGATTTGTCGGGAATGGGTGCTGGAGTAGACACTGTTACTGCTAGATTTACTGCGCTTGGCGCGGTAGGTTTCTCGGTTATAGACAACTTAGTTACCAGGGCGATGGGCGCTGGGACTAGCATTGCTAAAGGCCTTAGCTTTGACCAAGTTAATTCTGGCTTAAAAGAATACGAAATGAACTTGAACTCGATTCAAACGATTCTTTCTAACACAAAAAGCAAGGGTACTACGCTTGATGAAGTTAACGTTGCGTTAGATGAATTGAACAAATACTCTGACTTAACTATTTATAACTTTGCTGACATGACGCAAGCTATTTCTAAGTTTACGGCAGCTGGTGTTGACATGGGAACGGCAGTGCCTGCAATTAAAGGCGTTGCTAACCTTGCCGCAATTTCTGGAACAAACAACGTAGAAGCTGCACGAGCAATGGGTCAGTTGGCGCAAGCCGTTTCTAGTGGAACGCTTAAGCTGCGAGACTGGATGTCTGTTGACGCCGCTGGTATGGGCGGTGAAGTATTTAAAACTCATTTAATGCAAACCGCAAGCGCGATGGGCACAATTGCAAAAGTTCCACTTGGGACAACACTTAAAGACTGGGAAAAGAAAAACGGGTCTTTTAGAGACTCGTTAGAGTCAGGCTGGGTTACCGCCGACGTTCTTACTACGTCCCTTAAAGGGTTAGCTGGCGAATTGTCAATGGATCAACTTTTGGCCATTGGGTATACAAAGGAACAAGCGCTAGCTGTTATAGAACTTGGCAAAACCGGTATGGCTGCAGCAACGCAAGTTAAGACTTTGTCTGGGTTATTTGACACCGTGAAACAAGCAATTGGTTCTGGTTGGTCAGAAACGTTCAAAAACATATTTGGTAACTTCGAAGAAGCAAAAAGCACGTTTACTGCATGGAACAACGCACTTGGTGCTATTATTGGTAACTCTGCTAAAAAGCGAAACGATTTTCTACTTTTGTTTAAGAAGTTTGGTGGGCGCGATAACATAATTGACTCAATCAACATGTCTTTTGTAGCAGTACTTGGATTAATTAAAGCGTTTAAGCAAGCCTTTCGAGACATTTTTCCAAAAAAGTCTCTTGTTGATGTTCTTGTTATATCGCAAAAAATTAAAGCTTTTGCCGCTACTTTAGTTATGAGCGCAGAGACAGCAGACAAAGTTAAGAACGTTTTTAGAGGCGTGTTTGCTATTTTTGGTATTGGTTTTAAAATAGTTGGCTTTTTAGCTGGTGTTTTCTTTAAATTAAGTAAAGCGTTATTTAATGTAATATCTGGACCAACTTTGACAGTTCTGTCGATGCTGGGCAACGTTTTTTATGCTTTATTTAAAGGATTGTCAGGAATAGGAACCACAATCAAAAACCTAGACTTCTTTAAAACAACAATGACTTTAATTGGGTTTACTATAAAAGTAGTTACCAATCAAATAAAAAATGGTCTGTCTAAAATTGACTTAGGTTTTATAGATAAGTTTAGCTTTGCTTGGCTAAAGTTAAAAAGAGCATTTGCTTTTGCAGGTGGAAAAGGTTCTACTGGTCCTGATAGCCCAAGCGGAATACTTAAGATGCTAGGAAAATTTCTTAGATCTGGTGGCGACAAGCTTGTATCTATGGTTTTGTCACTAGCTAATGGGTTAGCTCACTTAGCTGATGCTGTTGCAACATTTGCAATGCATGTTGACTTTGCCGGAATGTTTAATAAACTTTTAAACGTACTTGGTACCGTAAAAGGATTTTTTAGTAATTTATTTGGCGGAGTTAAAGGCGCTGGGGATGCAGCTGCGTCTAAAGCAAAAACAAGTTTTGAGCTTTTGTCTAAAGCTGGCAGCCGGCTTTCTGAGGTATTTGGGTTTCTTGCCGGAATAGCTGCTACATTCGCTAAAGTGTTTGCTAAAATAGGTTACGTTGTCGGTAGAGTTATTGGCGATATTTGGAATGCTGTAACTGGCCAGTTTAGAGAAGCAAAGTTTAACAATGTTATAGACTTGTTAAATGTTGGTTTATTTGGTGGTTTATTAGCCATTATTAGAAAATTTATGCAAGGCGGAGTTGCTGGAATTCTTGGCGGCTCAAGGTTCATGGACAAAATAAAGAACACTCTTGAACAGCTTAAGGGTGCAATTAAATCATTCAGCATAAGTATTCAAGCAAAAGCATTACTTGATATTGCAAAAGCAATTGGTATATTAGCATTGTCGTTGGCTTTGTTGTCATTGATAGATAGTGGAAAACTAG